ATGGCACTTACAGATATACAAATCAAACGAGCAAAGCCCCAAGACAAGCCATACACGTTGAACGACGGGCAAGGCCTGTCATTACTTATCAATCCCGATGGCTCGAAGGGCTGGCGTTTCCGTTTCCGCTTTGCCGGGAAAGCGCGGTTAATGTCATTTGGTAGCTACGATTTGGTGAGCCTCGCAGAAGCACGTGAGAAGCGTGACACCGCCCGTAAGCAAGTTGCTAATGGCATTGACCCGGTAGAGGAACGCAAAGCATTTAAACTCGCTCAAAAGCTATCAACAGAAAACTCTTTCGAATCAGTAAGCCGTGAGTGGTACTCAACTAAAGCCGATCGTTGGACGGTTGCTTATCGTGAGGAAATCATCAAAACATTTGAGCAGGATGTTTTCCCTTTCATTGGTAAACGACCTATTGGTGAGATTAAGCCACTAGAGTTGCTTGAAGTGCTGCGACGCATTGAAAAACGTGGGGCTTTAGAGAAAACTAGAAAGGTGCGACAAAGGTGTGGAGAGGTATTTCGCTATGCCATCATAACAGGGCGTGCTGAATATAATCCTGCACCTGATTTGGCTATCGCATTGGCCGTTCCCAAGCAAAAACACCACCCATTCCTATCAGCAGAAGAACTACCTCATTTTGTTCAGGATTTAGAGGCGTACACTGGAAGCATTATTACTAAAAACGCGACAAAAATTTTGATGCTCACAGGCGTAAGGACGCAAGAAATGCGCTTTGCTACGTGGGATGAAGTTGATCTCGACAAAGAGATATGGGAGATTCCAGCGGAACGAATGAAAATGCGTAGGCCTCATATTGTACCTCTCTCACCGCAAGTAGTGGAACTCTTTAAACAGCTATATCCAATGACCGGCCGTTACCCGTATATCTTCATTGGACGAAATAACCGTAATAACCCTATAAGCAAAGAGAGTGTTACCCAAGTGATTGAGTTAATGGGATACAAAGGACGTGCTACAGGTCATGGTTTTAGGCATACCATGTCTACTATTCTACACGAACATGGGTTTAACACAGCATGGATAGAGATGCAGCTTGCTCATGTTGATAAGAATAGTATTAGAGGCACATACAATCATGCATTGTATCTACCTCAAAGAAAAAAAATGCTCACATGGTATGCTGATAACATCACTAAATTTAGGGAAAAATAAAATGTCAAAAGAAAGAGTAATTGTAAATGACAGGGGCATTAAAAACAGATTAAAATCTATTAAGCCTTTTAGTGCCATATCTGAATATATTTGGAATGGATTCGATGCCAAAGCCGATGAGGTTGAGATAAAGTGGTTAAGTAATGATCTTGGTACTCTTGACTACTTATCTATAAAAGATAATGGTACAGGTATATCCGAACAAGAATTGGACATAAGATTTAAACCATTTCTCTCTTCTGAGAAAAGAAATGGTACAGATTTGAAGCATATTAATTTGGTTCATGGAAAAAATGGATTAGGCAGACTTACATTTTTTAAATTTGCAAACAAGGCTACTTGGGACACTACTTATTTAAACAATGATAATTTGTTATACGACTATTCAATAACTATTAACTCAGATAGTTTAGACAATTTCTCCAAGATAGATGGCTCATTATCTAGGTCAAAACATTCGGGTACAAATGTTATTTTTACAAATATTATTGAATTATCAGACTTTTATATTAAAAACACCCTAACTCCATATGTAGAAAAAGAGTTTTCATGGTTCTTATATTTGTTCAGAGAATCTGGCTACTCATTAAAAATTGGTGATCATGCAATCAACCCAGAAAACATGATCAAAGACCAAGAAGCATTCGAAATCATAATTGAAGAATATTCTTTTAATATACAATATGTTAGATGGGCAAGCAAATTAAACTCGCAATCTTCAAGATTTTATTTTTCTAACCAAAATGGTAATTTCTGCCACTCAGAAACAACACAGTTAAATAATAAGTCAGACTCATTTTATCACAGTATTTATGTTAAAAGCTCATATTTTAATGAATTCATTTCCAGCAATGACCAAGATGATCTCTATTCAAATAGCACCAGTTCAGAAATTTATAAAAAATTAATTAGCGAACTTAATGCCTTTTTAAGAACAAAACGCAAACCATTTTTGGTTGAATATGCAAAAGAACTTGTCGATACATATGAAGAAAGAGGCGTATTCCCCACCTTTAACTACAATAACAAATGGGAAAAAATGAAAGCCGATGACTTACGTGAAGCCATACAGGAGCTCTATAAAATAGAACCAAGATTTTTTAAAGATCTAAATAAGCCCCAGCAAAAAATCTTGGTTCGCATGCTCTCCTTAATAATTGATGGTGGTGAGGTCGAAAGCTTTTTCAATATTGTTGATAGTGTTATATCTCTTTCATCAGAGGAAAAAGACCGTTTCGCTGAACAATTGAAGGTAACGCAACTATCTTCAATTTTAAAGACCATCGAATTATTAACTGATAGATATAAAGCCGTGGCCGAATTTGAAAAGCTAGTATATGACCCAGAAATGTATGCTGGTGAAGTTCCACACTTACAAAAAATGATGGAAAGAAATTACTGGTTGCTAGGAGAGCAATATCAACTAGTAACTGCCGAGGAACCCGATTTTAATGAAGCGGTTAGGCGACATACATATATATTACGTGGAGAAAAAATCAGAAAACATAAAGTAGGGCACGTTTCTGAACAAAAAGAAATGGACCTATTTATGATTCGTCAAAGAATGAATGAAAATAAGATAGAGCATATTGTCGTTGAACTTAAACACCCTGTAAATATTAGACTAGGAAAAAAGGAAGTAGACCAAGTATATGAGTATTATCAAGTTATAAGAAATGAAAGCCTATTCAATGCAAGTAACATGACATGGAAGTTCTATTTAATTGGAAATAAATATGATAGCACAGGGTATATTGAACATATGATGGAGGCTTATAAAGGGAAAGGTGATTATGGCTTGGTTTATAAAGGAGAATATGAAGTCTATGTTAGAACATGGTCTGAAGTTTTCTCAGAATTTAAAATAAAACACGATTTCCTGAATCAAAAACTGCAGGTAGAAAAAGACAAAATCCAAGCAGGGCTATATACGAATGCTGATGAGATAGTCAACAACCACCGAACCTCAGACTCACCAGAACAATTTAAATGGGCTCCAACACAATAATTTCACTTATACTCGCTAGGAGGTGTTTTACTTCTAGCGAGTATAACTCATTTGCTATTTAAGGACATTTGATCCCGATTTAAATATTATATCCTACCACTCTCATTTCCTGCGTAAGTTCAGTTTTCCATCGTTCGCTTTCATCGATGCTAATATAGACCACTCCACTGATATCATTTGGAGTTTCAACGTTACCTTTTACTAGAGCAGCAACTCTATTTCTTGTTAATGTCCCAATCAAAAAACCATGTTCAAAAACAACATTTTGCCTAGCTCTGTGCTTATAAACGAGAGAGTCTTTTTTAGCTCCAATATCACACTCGGTATATAAAACCACACCAAACCCTACATTTGAGTAATGTTCAATCTTTTCTATAATCGTTTTTCCTGAGCTTGGTTGCTGACTTAAAACTATTGGTTCAATATTTATAGATCTTAAGAAATCTTCTACCTGAAGTCGGGTTATTTCGTCATGACCATGAACTATAAATACTTGTTGATGGTTATATTGAGACATTCCAACCTTATTTACAGATTGACTTTCAAACCTATCAGATGACTGATAAAAATAAGAAGATTGTATATTTTCTTTTGTTATAAGATTGTTTTCCAAAAGAATTTCAAATAAAGGCTCATCTTTTATAGCCCAATGAGTCCTTGACAACTCCCATTCCCCAACATCAATATCTGCTCGAATTGACTTAATTGCCCCCGGAGGTAAAGGTGGAAAGCTTTTATCAACCTTAAACTCTATAACATATTCCTTATCTCGTAATCTTATGCCTGTAATATAGCCAATCAATGAAGAAACTGGTTCCCCCTCTACAACAAATAGACACGGAAATTTCTTTAGCTCCTCTATATTTTTCTTATTTAAATCTCTGTAACGTTCAATAATCTCAGGAGCGGTATATTCGACTATCGACCTGCTTCGGCTCATTACATACCGTCCTGTTGTCCAACCTTCTTCATCACTTGTAATTAATAAATTAAACATGTTCCCCCCCCTAACATGTAGTTTTTAAAAGTATCATTTTCTATCAACACTAGCGTCTTAGTATGCTGACTACCGACTTTGGGTGTCCATGAAAAAGATTTATATCTGTGCCTGACAGCGCGCAATGCTCTCCCCGCCACGCCTGCCCGCTTAAGGGGGCGCTTTTAATGCAGGTGCAAAGGCGGCCTCAGGCTGCGCCGCGACTGACGCAGGCAGGGAGTGCAGGGGCGGGAAAACGCATGCAAAACCATGCACCTTATGGATGCATGGCTTATTTCGTTAAAAATAGCGGGATTTGCGGGGATTTTTTGACAGGCTACTGCGCGGCCAGTTCGGCGCGTCGACGGGTGTAAATCATGCTCTGTGCAGGGGTGAATGTTTCACGATTATCATCCCGCGACGGCACGTCAGGCCTGTATCCGATGGCCGTTAAAATGTCGTTATCCTGTGCAGAATAATTAATGTCATTTCCTGCGGCCAGCCAGATGGAAAGGGCTTCACGGAGATATGTCATCGAACGGTCAAGTGCGCGGTTTTTTATCATCGCGGGCTGGTTCTTAACCTCCATCAGTTCTGGTGCCAGTGCGGCGGCCAGTTCTGCGCCGTTCTGCTGCATAAAATCATGAAGCCGGTTACGAATGCTGATGCACTGTACTTCCTCATGTGAGTGGATATAGCGACCGGCGGCCTGATTAATCTCCCATTTTTTTATATCGATGAGCTCACGCAGCGTCTGTAAGCGGCGGGAACCCGTTGCTTCATCCAGCAATAAATCCCGATATTCCAGCTCTGTAGCGGCCAGTTCAGCTTTACGGTTCATCCACGCTGCTTTGTTCGTCTGACAGGCTTCGAACGCATTTTGTAAGGTCGGGCCAGTCATTATCGTCTCTCCTGATTATGGCTGAATGGCGAGCTGTAACACCCTTTCACTTTGCGGGTGGTTCTGGTTTTCGGCGGATCGGGTTCGGCCTTCTTCTCTTCCGCAGGGGAGCGGATAATCTCAAAAATGGATTCATGCGTTTTGAACGTCGTTGAGCAATACACATTCTGGCACTGCAGATAGCTTTCTTTTACGTTCTCAGACATATATTTGCTGGTCCGGACGTGGGCGGCCTGACCACAATTAGGGCATCGCATCATGACAGTAGCCCCCGTGCTTTCAGGTCGGCTTCACGTTCCCGCATTTTTTCATGCCAGACTTTCCGCTGAACGGGCGTGGTCGCAACGTCATGCTCCATATGCGGCAGAGTGGAAGCCGACAGACCTGTTTTAAACAGCACGGGTTCATCAGTCAGACGGATATTGCAACCCCTCACAGCCTGCTCAAGCCACGTTTTCACCTGCTGCATAACGGCATGCTCTGGCTCGACATAGCCCTGATCGCCGATGGTGTTGCCAAGCGGATTTTCTTTAACCAGTATGCTGAGTTTCATTGCTCTGACGAGCGCACCGCAGCTTTCACGCAGGGCTGCATCAAGTTCATGCTCTGCATACTGACTGAGGACGCCGTGATGTGCCTGACGGTATGCTCTGGCCGTGCGGTCACAGGCTCCTTTGAGACTGTCCAGCTCAAAAGACAGAACCTCATTCATGCTGTCACATTCCTGCGCCAGCTCCCGCCGTGCCACTCTCGCAATATGGCGTTGTTTCAGCTCGTCAGTAATGACAGCGCCACCGGCACGAAAGGCGGCACGCCAAGCTCCTGAATCATTGCCGTTTTCCTGCTCCAGCTCATTTTTTTGGGTTTGCACCTTGCTGATGGCCGTCGTGGTTTCGTCCATGCGTCGGGCATTGGTGAGATGCGCTTCTTTGGCCGTTTCGAGGCGTTCTATCGAGGGTTTAAGGTAGTCGGGAATAACAGCAGTCTGAGTCATGTCGGGGCTCCTCTTCGTTTCAATCTGAGGAGATTCTGCCGCGCCAGACACAACAACACGATTCATTGCCGTTGTGGCAAAAATGGCACAAACAGACCTTAAAACCCGGCTGGCCAGAGAAAGGGCTCAGGAAAGCCTTACTTACTGTTTGTTTTTTTACTTATAACTATTCACTACTGTTCACTGAAAAGAAAAAGATAAGTAATACAGTCAGATAAAGGGTGAACAATTGAGGGTGTAACTGTTCACCGACTGTTCACTACTGTTCACCTTTTGGATTTTGACCGGCCTGTTTACTTAGACTTTATTTCGATTAAAAAATGAAAATATATATATAAAAGTAATCAGAAATGGGCCACCGGTTTGCCAACGTTTACCAAAAGATGGACAACGTTTGCCACTGTATAAAAATCGTTCTGTTGTGTGGTGAAGCACTACAAAATGACTTGTTGCCCTGCGTAAAAATATTCACAAAATAGAGAGCTACCCGAAGCCGGACGGACACGCCCGGCACTGTATGGACTTTGTGAGGTAGCCCGATGCACACCGCTTATTCTTCCCCGTCTTCTGCCCCTGCCGCGCCGCTGATGCCGGTCTCTGATACCGTTCACGAGCGCTTTATCCGTCTGCCCGAAGTGATGCATCTGTGCGGTCTGTCCCGCTCGACCATTTACGACCTCATCAGCCGGGAAGCCTTCCCGAAACAAATCTCCCTCGGCGGGAAAAATGTGGCGTGGGCGCACTCAGAAATCACGGCATGGATGACTGACCGCATTGCCGAACGCAACCGGGGTTATGACGCATGATGATGACCATTCAGCAAACAGCCCCTTTTTCTGGCTTGCTTCTTTTTATCGTTTCCAGGTATAGTTTTCCCGCTGTCGCAAAATCGGCAGCCGGGCGTGGAAACCCGAGTAATCTAACGGCGACACCTGACGCGCCATGCGTCTTTTTTTGTGTCTATGCCCTCGTGCACCTGTTACTTGCGCAATGGTTTCATGACCTTTGCCGCTATCGAGTAATGGTGGCTCAGGCGGGGCCGACTTCGGTCGGGCCGGTATCCGTTAGAGCCGGTATTTCCACCCCCGTCTGGGCTACCACCACTGAGCGTGGAAACTCCGGTGGTAGCATAACCTGCTATCTAACGGAGGTTGCCCTTATGGCTACGATCCTCACCCCGTCATACCCGCAGTTTGTCTTTGTGTTTGCCGCTGTTCGTCGTGCAGACCGTAAACCCCGTATCTGTATGCTTCGCACCGTTGCCGGTGATGAGCACACCGCACGTCTTTCCCTGGTTCGCAATTACGTCCTCTCATTTGCTGGCCGTCTGCCGGTTGCGGAGGTGCGCGCATGAGACACACCACCATTACCGCCCGTGACCTCGAATGTCTGGAGCATATGCGCAATGTCGGCCAGCTCGTCAATGAGCTGATGCAGGTGCAGGACTGCGCGACCATTCGTCGTGACCCTGCGCAGCAGTTACAGCTCACCTCCGTGATTTACCTCATGACCGCCCAGCTCGACGGCGTGGTCGAACGCTGCAATCAGCACTGGCTGACCGGGGAGGGTAACGTATGAAAAAGCCATTACCGCCCGTATTACGCGCCGCGCTGTATCGTCGCGCCGTGGCCTGTGCATGGCTGACCCTGTGCGAACGTCAGCACCACTACCCGCAACTCACCCTCGACACACTGGAAAGCGCCATTGCCGACGAGCTGGAGGGCTTCTACCTGCGCCAGCATGGCGAGGAAAAAGGTCGCCAGATTGCCTGTGCTCTGCTGGAAGATTTAATGGAAGCCGGACCACTCAAAGCCGCGCCGTCGCTGTCCTTTCTCGGGCTGGCCGTGATGGATGAGCTTTGCGCCCGTCATATCACGTCGCCGGTACTGCACTGAGGGAGAAAACAACGATGAAAATGAACGTAACAGAAACGGTAAAACAGGCGTGCGGCCACTGGCCGCGCATTCTCCCGGCGCTGGGTGTGAAGGTGATTAAAAACCGCCATCAGTCCTGCCCGGTGTGCGGCGGCTCTGACCGTTTTCGCTTTGACGATAAAGAGGGGCGAGGCACATGGTTCTGCAACCAGTGCGGCGCAGGTGACGGGCTTAAGCTGGTTGAGAAAGTATTTGGCGTGTCGGCCTCCGAGGCCGCCGGAAAGGTGAACGCCGTGACCGGCAACCTGCCGCCGGTTGCCCCTGAGGTGATTGCGGCCGCAGAGGCCGGAACCGATGCCGACCGCAAAGCGGCCGCCGCGCTGGCCGTCAGGCTCATGGAGAAAACCCGACCGGTCAGCGGCAACGCCTACCTCACCCGCAAGGGATTCCCCGGTCATGAGTGTGTCATGCTGACGGTCACACACAAAACCGGCGGCGTGACGTTCCGCGCCGGTGATGTGGTTGTCCCGCTGTATGACGATGCCGGGGCGCTGGTTAACGTTCAGCTTATCAATGCTGACGGTCTCAAACGCACCCTGAAAGGCGGGGCGGTAAAAGGAGCGTGCTACACCATCAAAGGGAAAAAACAGGCGGGAAAACGCCTGTGGATTGCGGAGGGCTATGCGACCGCGCTCACCGTGCATCACCTGACCGGGGAAACCGTTATGGTGGCGCTGTCCTCCGTGAACCTCCTTTCTCTGGCGAGCCTTGCCCGACAAAAACACCCGGCCTGTCAGATTGTGCTCGCTGCCGACCGTGACCTTAACGGCGAAGGCCAGAGCAAAGCCGCTGCGGCCGCAGACGCCTGTAAGGGTGTTGTTGCCCTGCCGCCGGTGTTCGGTGACTGGAATGATGCGTTCGTTCAGAAAGGCGAAGAGGAGACGCGGAAAGCGATTTATGACGCCATCCGGCCACCGGCTGACAGTCCTTTCGCTACCATGAGCGAGGCGGAATTTACCGCCATGAGCACCAGTGAAAAGGCAATGCGGGTGCATGAACATTACGGCGAAGCGCTGGCCGTGGACGCGAACGGCCAGCTCCTGTCCCGCTATGAGGCCGGGATATGGAAAATCATTCCACCGTCAGACTTTGCCCGCGACGTGGCCGGGTTATTTCAGCGTCTGCGTGCCCCGTTCTCGTCAGGGAAAATTGCCTCAGTGGTGGAGACCCTGAAACTGATTATTCCGCAGCAGGACGCACCGGCGCGCCGTCTGATTGGTTTTCGTAACGGCGTACTCGATACCGCCACCGGTACTTTCAGCCCACATCATAAATCGCACTGGCTGCGCACACTCTGTGATATCGATTTTACCCCACCGGTGGAGGGCGAAACGCTGGAAACCCATGCGCCGGATTTCTGGCGCTGGCTCGACCGTGCCGCCGGTGGCCGACCGGAAAAACGCGACGTGATACTTGCCGCCCTGTTTATGGTACTGGCGAACCGCTACGACTGGCAGCTCTTTCTTGAGGTGACCGGGCCGGGTGGCAGTGGCAAAAGTATTCTGGCCGAAATTGCGACCATGCTTGCCGGGGAAGATAACGCCACGTCGGCCACCATCGAAACGCTGGAATCACCCCGCGAGCGCGCTGCGCTGATTGGCTTCTCGCTGATTCGTCTGCCTGACCAGGAAAAGTGGAGCGGTGACGGGGCAGGACTCAAGGCTATCACCGGCGGGGATGCGGTCTCTGTTGACCCGAAATACAAGGATGCGTACTCCACCCATATTCCGGCGGTGATTCTGGCCGTGAACAATAACCCGATGCGATTTACCGACCGCAGCGGCGGTGTCTCGCGTCGCCGGGTGATCCTGCATTTCCCGGAACAGATTGCCCCGGAGGAGCGCGACCCGCAGCTTAAGAACAAAATCGCCCGCGAGCTGGCCGTGATTGTGCGCCAGCTTATGCAGAAATTCAGCGACCCGATGACCGCGCGCGCCCTGCTCCAGTCACAGCAGAACTCCGACGAGGCGCTCAGTATTAAACGCGACGCCGACCCGACGTTTGATTTTTGCGGCTATCTGGAAGCCCTGCCTGAACCTGAGGGTATGTATATTGGCAATGCCAACATCATTCCGCGTCAGCCGCGCCTGTATCTGTATCATGCCTATCTGGCGTATATGGAAGCCCACGGCTACAGGAATACCCTGAGCCTTACCATGTTCGGTAAAGGACTGCCGGCCATGCTGAAAGAGTACGGATTAAGTTATGAGAAGCGCCGAAAAAATCAGGGCATACAGACCAATCTCACGCTAAGAGAGGAAAGCAACGCCGACTGGCTGCCGAAATGTGATGACCCCATAGCGAAATAACCTGACCTGACCGGCAATCGCCGGTCTTTTTTTACCTGCAAAACGGCAATAGTGAACAGTAAAGTGTTCACTGTTCACCAACCGTTCACCTCATAACAATATGAATTTTATGAATAAAAAAACTCAGTGAATAGAGTGAACAGTTTTTCTAAAAAAAAGTTTTTTTATGAGATCTGTCACTGGTGACTTATCAATAGATAGTTTGTCAGCCAAGCAAATGTGTATAGAGATGTGTATAAAAAAGAGAAGATAAATACTAAAACATCAATAAATACATGATTTTAAACTGCACACAGAACTCCTGTGATCTCCGCCAAAGTTTCTCATCCTCTATCGGCCATTCGGCATATATTAAGTATTCTGCTGTTAGCCTACCCTATTAAATCCTTCGTTAATCTAACTTTATATCTTATAAAAATATGGATTCTAAAATGAGTTTAGTGCTATCGATCACAACGGTGATAGTGACTTTAATCAGCCCAGTCATTGCCGTTCAAGTTCAGAAATTTATTGAAAGATACACTGATAAAAAGACACTTAAAATAGATATTTTTAAACAATTGATGGCCACCAGATCGCAGAACGCTAGGTTATCAAATGAACATGTCAGAGCGCTCAATATGATCGATATTGCTTTCTATGGTCGGGTGAGAAAAGGACAAGCTAAAAGAAGTAAAACTGAAAATCAGGTCATATCTTCCTGGAAGTTGTATTTCTCACATCTAAATACAACATATCCAAACAACGATAACGCCAGCGGCATTATCTGGAATCAAACCAGCAATAATTTATTTGTTGACCTTCTTTCAGCCATTGCCAAAGACATTGGTTATGATTTTGAGCGCGTTCAGTTACAAACTGCTATCTACTCGCCAATAGCACACGGTGAAATTGAAAACGATCAATTAAAGATAAGAAAAGGTCTGGCATCAATATTCACTGACGAAGGGGCTATAAAAATGGAGATCGTTGGTATTCCTGGTCGAACAGAAAGTTAAATCGATCGTTAAAGTTTACTTATCAACAGTCTCAATGCTTAGCCTCTCCAGCTCCTTTCTTCCCAGGGTCTTGAGCCAGTTTCCCAAACTCATCCCTGCGTCTGCTGCAGCGGCCTCAAACTGCGCTTTCAGCTCCGGCGTTATCCGCATCTGAAAAGTGGGAGCTTTGCCGCATTTTGACTGATTGGTATCACGTTTGGCTGTTGACATATACGTACCTAAAAGAGCAATGTATAACCATACAGGTACGTACCTAACCAGATTCCGTCCTGATCTTTAATCGCCCTCATCAGGTACTCGCAATACCTGATGAGAGCTAACCTCACCAACTATCAAGGAGTTGATTATGGCTGATTTGCATTCTACCCCAGATATCACCGTTAGCGGAACCGAGCGTCAGCTGCTGGTTGGCTATCGGCCCAATGGCCGGGATACCAGTACACCAAGTCTGACCCTTTCCGGCAAGTGGCTACGTGAAGCGGGATTCGATACCGGGAAGGCGGTCACGGTTAAGGTGATGGATGGCTGCATTGTGTTGCTGCCGCTCAGCGATAAAGAAGAGAAGCTAACAGCCGAATTACGGCATATTCAACAATCGCTGAAAAGCGTCAACAGCACGCTGCAACGTGCCAGATAG